CTGCACAGCAATGTCGGGGAATCCATCTGCGTTTAAATCTTGAAACATCAGAGGTATAGCACCTTGTCCAGGAATATTCATCAAATCAAGATTGTGTTGCGGTACCAATTTACCTGAGGTGTTTTGAGTGTAGACAGTGACAACTTGCCGTGTGTTGGCAGCAGTCTGTTCCCAGACAATCAACAGGTCTTGGCGACCATCACCATTGATGTCTAGGTTGTACAAGTAGTGAGCACCCCAACTGGCGTTAGTTCCGTCGTTGGGATACCCGGCTTCGGTAATACGCTCTAGGTTATACAGCGGAGTCCATTGACCCTGGGCATTTTGTCCAAGTACCACAGGTGGAGTAGTTTGCTGTACATACGACCCAGCTACGATTTCTGTAGTACCACCTGCTTGTATAGTCGTGACACCCGAAGTAACTCCAGAGTAAATCGTAGAAGCTGTAAAGGTGCCATCGCGATTATTCAGATATTGAGTGATACCATCATTGAAATTAGCTGTAAGAACGTCGGGATACCCATCGCCGTTGATGTCGCCTACTGCGCCGGAACTATTGATGTGCACACTTGATTGCGGTAAGCTGGTGTTGTTGTAAGTAACGCCAGTGCCGTTGTTCATTAACAAATGAAGCGGACTTCCGACAAAAGGTCCTCGACCAGAGACACTTAATTCGTAGCCGTTGTCTACAATAAGGTAATCTGTTTTACCGTCTTTATTGAAGTCAGCGGCAATGATTTCTGACACCATTGACAATCCATATCCGCCGGCAATTGTTGCCCCAATGGTAGTGTCTGCTAGGTTGGTAATCATTGTGGCATCAACTGTGAATTGTCCATTGCCTAGATTCTTCCAAACAATTGGTTGTAACCTAGGAACATTGAAATTACTCTGAGGTTCAAACAAATCTGGCAACCCATCACCATTCAAATCCGCAATAATACTCTGCCCACCGTTGTAGGGATACACACTGGGATTTGCCTGTGGGTTGGAATACACTGGCGACACATACACACAATTAAATTGATTAGACATGATGATTTAAAAATGGTGCGCCGAGAGGGACTTGAACCCCCGACCTATCGATTATGAGTCGACTGCTCTAACCAACTGAGCTATCAGCGCAGGTTAATCTTACTGCTCTAGTGTTTTATGCTTGAGCTTGCGAGTGTATTGGGTGCGCACTCGCATGCGCACCGCTCGGTGACGATTGTGTTTTGCTACAAAATTTCTAGGTTTCATAACTGTCCTTAAAATACAAAAGTCCGCACCCAGTCAAATCTGGTGCTGGCAGGAACCCACCGAAAATCTTGCTTGGCTCTTTCAGACTTGTCTATGTCTGCGGTAACAAGAACCCAACCGCGTTCTTTAGAAAAGGCCACGCGATCAGCAACACGAACAACTTGAACAATTTTGTTATTCATTTTTGCTACAGTTACAGTCATAATTGGCTCCTTTGTTATTTAACTTAAATTATAACAGGTTATCTACATGCGGTCAACTATTCTTCCAGTGCCCTGCGCATGATAATTTCTTGTTTGGCAAATGCCTGTATCTCCCAAGGCTGTGACAAATACGGAGTTGATCTGCCGTAAAACTTGCCTTTCCATTTTTTGCCTTTGGGTGTGACTTTTAAAATACCTTTGGCCAACTGTGCCACATGAGTCAACTCATGCGCTAATGTCACCCCAAAGTTCATTTTATCTTTGTTGGGCTTGAGCACAACCAATAGGGTGTCTAGGCCATTCAACGGAATTGTAGTGCCTTCTTCTTCTAGTTCTCGATCTACTTTGATGTGTAGATATTTTCTGCTGTTGGTCAGCTTTAACTGAGCCAACATAGAAGGCAATAAACATTGGATAAGTCGTTTTGTCCGAGGACTTGCGTCAATTAAGTATTCCATGTTAGGCCATTACGATTTCTGTAATTTTATCAACTCGCATGCCAATGAGATTTTCATGTGTTGCACAAAGACGAACTGTGGTGCGATTGGTTCGAATATCAATCCAAGGTACTGTATGGTTATGACCATTTTCACTCAGCACAATGTTGACAATGGTACCTTCTAAGTGCCCTGCGGCACTGGACCAAGTAACACGATCATTGATTTTGAGTTTCATATGTTGCTCCTATGTGTATATTATAACTGTTTTTGAAGTTTTGGTCAAATTCTACTAATGCGGTATGTGATGCCTTGGTCTGTAACTATTTTACTAATGCCGCCCTCGTTTGTGTAATCTTTTTCCAACAATGCCAGTGTTTTACGATCTTTTACACGGGCCTGCTCTAGTTTAATTGTAATAAACTTTTTACGATATGTAATGTATGATTGTTTGATAGCATACACCATCTCAAGCCCCAGCTTCATACGCTCGGCACGAACTTTTTGAGCTTCTGTGTATAATGTGCTGGCAGTATAACTTTTAATTGCCGCATCTCTTGCCGCTACCCAGGCAAATGGTGCTGATGTTGTGTTTAATTCTGTTGTTTGCATACATGCTCCTTTTTACTGTGTATGCTGTTATTATAACCGATTTGGCGTTTTCGGTCAACCGTTTTAATAAGCACAACCGCGAACGTCTGTGTTTAGATTTGGCTTGTATTCGCGAATCAATTCACGCTCTAATTTGTGAGCCGCTGTTTTGCCACGAACTACTTCAACGATGCGGGCTGTAAAAGCATCTGCACCGCGCTCACGCATGGCTTCGTACAAAGCCCAGCTCTTGTCTTCGCTACGGCTACGATAAATGTGCTTATTAAATCGAACTTGTAAACTTTTGTTTACAGTACTGGCAGTCTTTGCAGTAATGCCAATATAAAAGTCCCCACAGCTCTCCAACATATAGATGATATGTGTACGATCTGTGCGTTTTTTGCGAGTAACTGTTTTGCTGTTCATGTATGTATTATAACCGATTTTACCGTTTCGGTCAACTGTTTTTACAACAAAAATGTCGCTAAAAAGTAGTACTTTTTTAGTACTACTTTTGTGGTATTTTTACCACACTACTTGTTGCGATTTTCACACACATTTAGCCAGTTTTCCAAGTTGCCAAACAGCGTTACAGTCATGGCTTCTTTGCTGGAAAAGAATATTATTGTTTTATTTTTGTAGTCAATGTAGTAGGGATAATTGACTTTTCTATCTAAATCCAATAGAATTTTTTTACTTTGATAACGCTTGATATCATCAACTGTTACACGCCAAGATTCAATTTCCAACTTGATAAATGCATCGTAGCCTTGCGGTGTTAATCTCAAACCCCCATTGGATCTTAAATTTGTCCACCAACTGCTCAATGCGCTGTCTAGACTAACAGCCGGCAACAGACCAATTAATTTTTCAGTGATGTCACGCTTACTTGGCATTGGGGTATATGGTATCCCCCGACTTTAGTAGAACAACACTAAACTTGTCGGTCTTGAATTGCACATTGAGTTTTTTAGCCAAATTAATAGCATGGCCGGGATTACTAAACGATACTTTTTTATACTTGGGTCCAGGATATTGTGTTAGCAAATTACTGGTTTTGAGATTGATTGGAAGTTCATTGTAAAACACAGCCCATATTCCTTCGGACGCTAGTACTTGCTCGGTTTTATAAGTTGTACGATTGGCCAATTCTGCCAATACTGTTGGTTTAGGTCTGCTCACTGTAGTTTCCTTGTAATAACTGCTCAGTTATTTATGAAAAACTACCTATATTAAAAGTCTCCACCGGCCACAGTCACCTGCACTATATCTGCAGATTTTTCAGCTCGCTGTGCGCTGGCTTCAAGGTCCAACAACATTCTAGTGATGTCGGCATGCAGATCTTTTGCATCTTGCATGGACATGGTGAACTCTTTTACACCTCGACTGTCAAGTGCAGTCAACTTGTCGACAAATCTTCTGATGTGCAGGTTCATACAGCATCATCCAATTTTACAAATGGTCCTTTGAATGGATATCTTTGCAAGGTAATTAATTTGGGACAAAATTCCTTTGTCCATCTGCTGTGTTGTTTGACCAAATACCAACCGGCAGCAAACCAACTCTTGCTGTTTTTGTTCTTGGTAAACACTGGCAATTGATGTTTGATGTCATACAAAGCATTGTGTGCAACACCACTGGCCGGAAATCCATGCACTTCGTGTGCAGGTTTTTCTTTTGGTTTGGTCGCAGGCGCTTCAAATTCAATCGAGGCACGCTGTTTGATCATGTTCAATGTTTTGTATTTAGAAACATTGCCATGCAGTTTTACAGAGTATCCTTCGTTGACTGCTTCAACTTCACCAACTTTTTCGTTGTTTAATTTTACAATCCAATAGCGATTGGCTACCACTGGTTTAGCTACTAGTACCATCTAAAACTCCTTTGTATGTTTGATTCAGCCACTGACTGTATTGTTCAGCTGATTCTGAGATCTTGATCAGATTGAATTTGCCACAAAATTTCATAAATCTAATGCCAACTTGTCCGACATCTTTGTGACTGATTTGTTGTTGTATTGCAGTATCCACAGCATCTTTGATTGCGGCTGGTTGTGCAGTTAGGTCAATCAACTCTCGGTTGCGTTCGTAGTCGTCCAATACACGATGCTCTTCGCCGTTGTGGTCGGCCCAACGCTGAAGCATGAGATTGTTCCACGCATATCCTTTTTTATCTTTGTCTTCGAATGCTTCAGTCAGTCCAACTTTGTTCTTGGTGCCTTTGGTTCTAACACCGGGGTATGCTGAAAAGACATTGTCACTGCTGTCGCCACGCATGCATTTTTCAAACAACAACCATTCAGGGTTGGGAATAACTTTAGGTTCTTTGGTTTTTTTGTCAACAACTCTTTTGCCCTTGGCATCAAATATACCTTCCACTGTCAGCAGTTCATCTGTGATGCCATTGTACTGCTGAACATTTTCTGCCAGCAATTGGACAAAATCTGTGTCACTGCTGATTATTGTGTGTTCATCCGATGGATGCAAGGCAATCCATCTTGCAATGACATCGTCGGCCTCAGCATTGGCATGTCTGATAACTGAACAGTTGGTGCGCTCGCTAAGGTACTTGGTCAACTCATCAAATGATTCCCAAAACAACTTGTCTTCTTCTTGCTCAGTGGCTGACATTGCCGCACGAGTTTCTGCTCGATTTGCCTTGTAAGGTTTATAAAAATCTTTGCGCCAGCTACGACCTTCAAGTGCGAACACCACATGATCTGCATTGAATTTTTTATACACTTTGTTTACTGCGCTCAATGTAATGTGTAACGCATACCCTACTTTTTCGTCGGGATCAGTGGCTCTGAACGCCGCATGTCTTGCACGAAAAAACATGTTGGCAGTATCGATTAAAAGGTATTTCATTTATTTGACAAGTTTGTGATTGATAATATATTGTAACACAAATTGACTCCATGCAGAGTGCGCATCTTGCCCAAAATGCCACGAAGCCGGAGAAACTGTCTGATAATTGTTGCTTTTTAGCCACGCATCGAATGTGTTGTCTTTGTTATACGGGCTGATATAAGAATCTCCCCAATCGTAACATTGGTCGGTACCAGTAAAACACATGTTGCCGTTGAAGAATATATGTGTTATGCCCATGCGGGTTAAGTCTTTGTGCAACTGCCAAATTTCTTCATGTGCATTGTTTATTGATTCTTGCCAGTCAACATTGGCCACAAACTCTTTGTACTTGGTTTGATACCCATCAGGTACATCGTCAATTCCACTGGCGTTGATTTGATAATACTTGCCATCAATCAACCACTCATCTCTTTCCCAAGTACTCCATTGTATCACAGCCAATGCTTGTGTGGGGTTTGATAACTGTGTTTCAGCCCAGGCTCTGGTTGTGCGAATTATACGATGGTTACTGCTGGCACTTTCGGCATCGCATTTGAAACTGTATTTTAAAGTATCGGCTAAAATTTTACCCCAACTAACCCGTATGTTATCAGGATGCGGAAGTCTACCCAGGTGAGTTAGTCTACCATCATCTTCGGCAAATGCATAAGAATTAACAGCTTCGGCCGCGGCAGTATGACTGTCGCCATTTACATATAATATCATATGATTTTGTTGTCGATAATGTGGTTATAAATTCGTTCAGCCCAGGCTTGTTGTCCTGCTGGCTCATAGTGGTGAAATCCCGGGGTTATTTCTTTGTACCCTTGGTCGGTGCACCAGTTGACATAAGTGCTGGGCCAATCATATGGACCTATGAAACTATTGTGCCAGGCCAACTGCCATTGAGGTTCGTATATTTTAAAACTATGAAACGCATTGAAAAATACATGTGGAATTTTTTTGTATCGCAACATAGAGTGCAAGTTATAGATTTTTTCGTGCCAGTAAAAACTCATGGTATTATGATAATACTCAGTTTTTTGCATCCACTTGCACCAGTGATCATATCTACCTTGGTATTCAGGAGGAACTGGTCGTCCAACTCTTAGATTGTTTATTTCCCAGAATGCGCCTTCGCCTTCGGTTTCTAAGTACCATTGAACCCGAGCCATTTCGGTCCAACCTATAACTATCAAATCTGGAGTGGTAGTTTTTAAATATTCAATAGTTGAATCGTAGATGTAATCATTACTAGCTCCGCTTAATGCCAGATTAGTTTCTGTACCATTTAGCATTTTACAAAGTTGAGAACCAATGCTGTCATCTTTGTTGCGTAGCTCCTCGCCACTCATATTGCTGTCGCCGTTTAATAAAATATTCATTAGCTAACTTCCTTACGACCATCACCGATGTCTTTGGATCTGACGTACACATTTGGATTCATTGCTTGTGCTTGTTCCCAGGTTTCCATGACCACATGTCTGCAGACATTTTGGAACCATTGGTCGACTATGTCTGCATCAGTCTTGCCTTGATATCCTGCACGAACCAAGTTGGATACAAACTTGTCGTTCCAATCTAGTTCAAACGCACCTTGGTGAATATTTTCTGGATCAACATCCATTTTTAGAATAGTCACATACGGCTCGCCAGCTTCTGTAGCAAGTTCTTTTTCTGTTTTTTTAACAGTCTCTTTGGGTTTTTTTACCTTGGCCGGCTCTAATGGTGGCGGTGTTACTACCTCAGGTTTCTTTTTGAATACATCAAATATTCCCATTTATTTTCCTTGATTTCTAAAATAGTAAAGCAATAACGGTGCACTGGGTTTCATTCCAACAACAACATTGATTTTTTCAAATTGATTCATGGCGCTGAAGCATTGGTTGATCCCCCAGGGTACTTTTGTATAGTTTTCTTTTATATATTGGTTAACAGTTGCAAGATCTGTAAAAATTTCAGAATCAAACACAGCTAAGTATAGTCGATTTAATTCAAAATCTTGTACTATTGAAAATTCCGTTGACTTGTATTTATTAGCTAAAAAGCTGAAGAGATCAACAGCATCAATGTCTTCTCCGTCTATTACCACAGTATTTGACCGACCAAGCCACCATAACACGCCATCTTTAACTTTAAATTTATCAGACATTGTAAACCAATCTGAGCTGGTTTTCCACTTGGCTTTAACATGATCTGGGTATAGTTCGTAATCTATGTGAGGATTAATTATGTCAAATCTGGCATGATTATAACTGTTAATATTGTCAGGGGTTGTTTTACTGATAAACATAGTACCCATTTCTGAACTACCAAACATATTAACAATTTGTTTTGGGTTAAACTTTTTAAACAAAGTTTTCATCTGGTCGTGAAATGGTCCTACTATTCCGTTAAGTGCTACCTTGCCTTCTAGGTCTATGGGCTCTACATTAACGAGATCTCTAAGATATGAATAAGGTAATAACCAACGAGTGATTTTATTATTCTTGATATATACCAATTCGTTATACAGTTGTTCTTCTATTGTACGACCTTTGAATGATGATATGTCTCCGTCGTAGTGATTCTGACAAAGCATCAACAATGGAATTGCATAGTTAACAAACAAACTTCCGTGATGCATTGTCTTATTATGCAATGGCCGGTCAGCTTCTTCAAACCCGTTGTACTCGATGGTGTGTTCAGCTAATTCAATAACTCGGCTGTGAGTAAAATCAATAATCTTAGGAAATCCAGTGGTTCCGCTTGTATGAGTTTTTATCGCTATAGTATCGGGCCCAATTGGTTTATCCAGCTCAGGGTGAAACTCTGGGTATATAGTTTCATCTATCATGGGTGGAGTGAATACATGCTTTTCAGGCATCCATTCATTGACCCATTTGCTGTGGGGTGAATCTACTAGATCATCAAGCGGAGGGAATATTACTATTACATCAATAAAGTCATAGAAGTTTTTAAACTCCGGCATAACTCTATATGCTGGATGGCCTTCTTGATTGAATACATTACAGCCTAGATCCCATGCGGCTTTAATAACTGCACGGATAACATAAAAGTTAGCCGGGCCAATGAACACAGTTTTGCCTACAGTTTTACCACCAAGTTTGTCATAGATGGCTCGTCGATAATAATTTTCAGCGTTGGCAATGTCTTCGGGTAAATGCATATACCCGTTTGATGCTCGTATAGTAATGTCTGATCTAAGCAAATTGTTGACTGTGTTGGCCGGCATTATTTCCCCCATCCATTGCCCCATAAGTCTACATGTAATCTTGGACTATAGTAATAGCCTTTGGTCATGGCCCAGTCGGCAACACGAACACGATTTTGTTCATACGGGGCAACAACTCCGCCTTGTGGCATAACATATACAACTCCAGTAAAACCGCCTGCTCTGAATTCTGCAACTGCGCGATCAACTTCGGCAAAGTGCTCTTCGGTTTCTACAACAAACTTTAGATATACTGTGCCAACTCTTTGATAGTCAGCTACGATTGCTGGACATATAGCATCCTCCCACTTTTCACCACTGGCCGAAAGTTTAGGGCTGACACTGAATGTAATTTCTCGTTTGGGTCCTTCGTTCCAATTGTCTCTCCAGTTGCATAAGAATTCTTCAAAATCTGCTTGGAGTTTTTGAGTGCCATTGGTTTCGAATGTAAGATTTTTTAAATCATTCATGTTGGCATTTTCCAACAGCTCAGGATACATTTTTTGCCAACCCAACAAAGGTTCTCCTCCGGTGATCACAAGATGTACATCATTGCCATTGGTCTGCATCCAACGTCGGTTGGGAGTAAGTGCAGTCATCTTATCAACCACTTCACTGGTTGTATATGTAGGGCTCAGATGTTTGAAATCTGGATGCCAACTTGCATAACTATCGCATCCTGTTTCAACCAGCGGTAAATCTTCAAACCGATCAAACAAGTGCACAACTTGTGCAACTTCATCTGCACCTGTTGATAGCTCTCCTGGCTTGCATCCAAATCCAGCGCAGGTAAAATTACACCCAAAAGTTCTCAAGAACACACTGGGTACACCGATAAATCTACCCTCGCCTTGGGCAGAATAAAACATTTCAGATACTTTGATTTTTTTCATTGTCTAATTTTACTATAGTTAAGATTGTTTGTCAAGTGAATATTGCTCGAATCTAGTCCAAAAGTTTAAATATCTTGAATGATTATCTGCAGGTATTGTGTCCATCCATTTTTTGTGAACAGTCTCACTTACCCAATGTATTCGTTGATTTCTCAAGTCGTAGAGCTCTCTTTTACAGTCGCCGGCGCTGACTGCTCTTGCAACAGTCTGCTCGTGTTCCAAGGATAATGTGTACCATTCTAATTGTTCACTGGCAGGTAAAGTTTTCACCCATTCGTGCATGAACCAACCACTGCTACCGGCAAAGATTGTTTTTTTTCCAGTCTCTTTGTCGATATCTATGTTGATCAATTTGTTTTCATAGTCCATCAAGATTTTCCCTTGTACAAATACCCAGCCAACTGTGGTGGCGTCCACCCCACAGGCTTTAATACTTTGCCATCTTCACGCTTGCGAACTTTACCAGTCACTCGATCAATCTTAGCAAAGTTTGTATTCATTACTTCTTTCCAAGCGCCTTCGCCATCAGCACCAATACTATGGATAGCTCCTATTGTAACAACCATAATATCAATTAATGCATCAAGTTGTTCAACTCGATCACCTGCTAATACAGCTTGATGAAGCTCTCCAACTTCTTCGTCGATTAATTTAAGATACATTGCGTATTGAGCAAGATCTTCTGTGTCAACAGATTGATCACACGCCTTCATGAATTTTTTTTGGTCGTTAAAAACACTCATACTTTACCTTCCTCTACCAGTTGATTTTTTAATTGGTTTACCTACTACACCAGTGGTTGGTGTTTTCTTGCCTGTGTTGGCAGTTATTGTATCTTTGTGCTCTGCAGGATGCTGTGCGGCTTTTTTCTTGGCAAGCGCATCCTTTAGCGACTCGCTAAATGATTTTTCTGTCATGGTGTTACCTTTGCTTTATATATTGGTGCCCACATATCAGCCGCCGTTTGATGAGCCAGCAATAACGGATGATTTCCTGGCACAGTTACTTCAAATCCGTTGTCATGCGACCAGTCTACAAAATTCTTATCTTCAAAATTAAGAAGTTCTGGTTTGATGAGACTTTGCAATGTTTTTACATAGTCTGGTGCATGCCAGGTTTGATCTAACAAATGATAATCCATGTATGTTTGTACACTGGGCACTCCCAGCATATTCAGAAAGTTCTGTACTGCATAGATGGTTTGCAGACTTCTTACTTTGTTCCATAGTATACTTTTACCGCCGTAGTCTTGATAAAATTCTACTAGCCGATGACTTTGTGTTTCATCTACTGTTTTTTGTAACTTTGCCGGCACACATGTCGGACCTAATGTTATCCATGTTTCTTTTTCTGTTATGTAAAAATCCCAGCGTTGTGTCCAGGTCCAATTAATAACTGCCAGTGTATTTTTGGTTTCATTTGAACTAAAGTAACTGTATATTTGTCTGGCAATATGATCGTTACCACAGCCGTTGACCGCCGTTGTTTCGTAATCAAATCCAAGTTCCTTGGCAGCCAATGCCGGCCACCCCATTAATCCTTGCCAGTTATCTGGAATCTCGGTGCCCAATACAAAACTATCACCAAACCCTACTATCTTAGTCATAATTCAACTCCAGCTTGTTTTGCTAAATCTTGCATGACCGCTACCCTACTATCAGCACCACGACTGCTGTGTAGATGCACAATTCTTGCATGATCAATTGGACACTTGTTCCATGTGGTGCAATAGTCTTGCAACAGATTAAATCCTTGCCAGGCCACGGTTGGATCAAGTACTTCATGCAACGGCATACCCTGACTCCATAGCATGGCATTTAATATAATCTGCTCGGTATCATATGTGGCAGTATCCCAATTGGCAGCCATGTCTGTGCCTAGTTTCCATGTGTCTTTGCTCATGGTGGCAGGAAAATATCTTACCCCAGCATTGAAAAAATTATCAAACTTTTGATTGTAGGGATTGAGCTTGTCAAACGATCTGGGATCAGTGTAGTTAAACATCATGAAGTTTTGATAACCAGTCCAAGGCAT